ATCATGTTGCAGATGTCTACGGCCCTTGTTTTGACCTGCTTGCTCCACCTTGAGTCCATAAACTCATAGGCTGCGCGGTCCCAGTTGCCCTCAGCCATTGCAGCTAGGGCCTTGGTAAACTTGGATAGACGTGGGTAGCCCATGTTGAAGCACAGGTCTATCATGCAGTCTCGGCGCACCGGGTCTAGCTCATCGAACCAGGGCAGGTTGCGAGAGAGCTCATCCTCGCAGGTCTCTATGTCCGATTGCAGCAGGTACATAATCTCGTGGTCTGCCATAGGCCGAGAGAGGTTCCTGCCCACGCCTACGGTCCAGATCCCCAGGCTGTCCTGATACGGGGTCTCGACGAACCCCTCGTGCCTGATCAACATGCTTACCAAAGGGCTATTCTTCGTCATCGTATTCCGCATTGTTCATCTCGTGAGAGAGCATCTGAGCAGCGCCATGCAATACACCCACGACAGCGTAGAGCGACATGCCGTCCTCTAGCAGCTCAGCTATAAGATCATGTAGGCCCACATACATACGATTGGCTAGAACGTCCTGCTTGTCGGCTGTGTTGAGCTGTACGATATTGTCGGTCATAGTGATACCACGCAAGGGTCAGGTAAGATGATGCCCGTAGAGAGCGTTAGAGCTGTTCTAGCGGCCTTCCTGAAGTATGACACAGGTTTGCTACAGTACATCTTAAAATCGCTCACAGCGCCCCTAGTGATGTCCCCTGGGTCATACCCGTCCTTGAGGTTCTCTGTGATCGCGCAGCTAGCTGTTGCAGAAAACAGTAGTGAGATTGCAATAGCCCGCCATATCGTGGTCGCTGATCGCATCACCTATACCCCTGTCTCTTCGGACGTACTTCTCTGGTGGGTCTATCCAGGTCTTACCCCAGTTGTCGAAGTAGACCATTGTCTGGCCGGCATCAGGGCAGAACCCAATCGCAGGAATCCGCGCCACCATGTCCGAGCCGTGGACGAATGAGACCTGAGACTTGAGGCCCCGCATCTTAGCCTTGGAGGGCCGTAGGAACACATTGGGCTTACCGAAGGTGATCAGCCTGACGTCAGGGAAGAAGCGGCAGCAGTGAGCTGAGAGCTCTGCCAGGGCCCCGCCGAGAGAGTGTCCTACGAAGATTATCTCTTTCTTGGGGTCTAGCTTAGAGGATATTTCCTTCCAGACGGACCTGTGCGCCATCATGAACCCACCGTGCACCCACCGGCCGCTGTAGCGCCAAGGGAATGCCGTTAGGTTGAATATCCAATCTCTGGCCTGCTGCGTACCACGGAACACCACATACTGGTGGTTGGTGTGATCAATGATATAGGCCGTAGTTGAGGTCTTGGAGTTCTCTATCTTCAGAGCCCCATCTATGTCCTCGTTGTAGGCCTCTAGCGCGTACTTAGCTGCCTTCTTGATCAGTCGCTTGTTCACAGGTTATCTCGATTCGGTTAGGAGCCACAGAGGTCGCTACGGCCTCACGGTTAGCTACGCGCTGCGTTTCGGGCAGGTCGCAATACTTCTGAACCGCACTAGATACAACATCCAGTGACGAGCAGTTAGCTAGGAATAGAACAGGTACAAGCAGTAGATATTTCATGGTTACCCCATTGTGTTAAACCAGGTCGTGACGCCGGCCACCACAACAATCCAGAACAGACGCTCAGCGAACCGGCCGCTGACTGCATTGAGTGCCATGTCGTCTATCTTTGACTCTATGGCGTTGATCTTGTCATCAATAGCCGACTGGCGCTTGAACACGGTAGAGATTTGCTCCTCTGCCCTAGCTAGAGAGATCATCGCCTCACTCAATCTATCTATCTTGTGCTCTACTCGCGTTAGCCGGTCTTCCATCACATCACCACATTCGCTTGGTCGTACTCTCTAGGGATCTCGTAGGTGCAAGTCATGAGCTTGCCTCCCCCTGCCTTGTAAACTATCAGGTCCATCGTGTGCGCTGAGTTGTAACCCATGCTCGAGTGCCACCTATCTGGTGGAGCGAGACACCCGTGCTTAGATACGGTGACGCCCTCGAACTCCTGCACTGATTGATGGTGGAAGTGACCCACCAAAAACTGCCTGTGAGTCGTCTCGCCCCAATCCTTCGGCATGTCCCTGGGCATGACCTGGGCCAGTTTAGCGGCTTTGATCTTATCCCCGTGGTGGATGCCTAGGAGCCACTTGTGCCACCTTACGTAATGGACGTACTGGGAGGATTTTAGCACATTCACCCTGGGCTCCTTTGCGAAGTAGGTTTCCAGGATGATCTGGACCGCTAGGGAGGTGTGGTCGTCGTGATTACCCCTAGCCACTACCAGGGTCACGTTATCCACCTTGGTCAGCATCTGCTCGACGCCGTTCATCAGGACCTGGGCACACGCCCTTAGCTGTTCCTCATAAGAGCACGACATATCCACCAGGGTGCCCTTCGTGGTACTCGCCGGGTTAGCTCTATCGGAATGCGCCAGGTCTCCTAGAGAGACTAGCAAAGCATTCCGGGCTTCCGGCATCTGCTCCACGAGCGCGCAGATAGCCTCATCCACCTCGCGGGTTGCCTTGCCTACATTGAATTCTCTATCGCCTGTTTCTTTCTTAAACGCGAGGGCCCCTATATGGGCATCCCCGATTATCACGCTGGGCATGAGGTCATCCTTGCGGACCTTCTTCCCCTTGGCCTTGCGCTTGACCGGGGTAACGCCCTTACAGAGCTGATCCACAAATGCGTTGAAGGCGTCTGCCTTCTCTGCTTCTGCGAACGTCCTCTTGGTCTTTAGCCAGGTCTTATTGCCGTCAGGGTCAGCGGTGTAGACACTGCGACCGATGACGCTCTCCCCCGGTCCTACCAGGTGGCTGCCGTCGAAGTGCTCTGTGTAGCCGGCCGCACTAGCAGCAGCTCTAACATTAGCCACGCAATCCCGAACGCTGCCTGAGTTAATGCCAATGATCTCCGAGGCGCGAATAGAGTTCTTTCCTACCGACTCCCAGGCTTCGATGATCTCTCGTTGGCGGTCGGTCTTAGCGTAATCTACTAGGCTCAAACTACTGCTCCCACTATGGCAAGGATACATACAAGTATAACCCCACCAATAAATACAAACCCTATGCCATCAATAATAAGGCGCTTTCTTTTAGCTTTCGCCTCCGCGGCGGCTAGACGATTCTGTCGTATTGTTCTTCTGGTCTTTAGCATTTCATTGTAGAACGCTTCACCAGGCCCGTAGAGCACTATGATCTCTCTGAGCTGAGACTCCATCTGCTGAGTCTTATGCTTAGCCATTTGTATCTCTAGCGCCTGCGCTTCGACAGACGAGCCTCTGAGAAATTTAGGGCCGTATTTATTCTCTTTCTCTATCTCTAGAATCTTCTCCTTAGAGTCGAAGAATTTCCCTATGTACTGCGCTGTATCCTCAATCTCACGACCGGCGTTAACGCATTTGGCGACGAGGTTATACGCTCTAGTCGCTCCTGCTATACAGGCGCTAATTGTTACCGGATCCATCAGTAGGCCCTCACTTTTTCTGGGTCTGCCACACGGGGCAAACAATATGCAGCGAGAGCTACGCCTCTAGGCTCGTAATTAAGGGTTCTTTCTACCTTCCCCCTAACAATGCGCGTCGCAAAATAGTTGCACCTATTGATGTCATAAAAGTACATGTCCGAGGACTGCACTTGGCCATTCACCAATACCATCAACAGGAAAAGGTGCGTCATTGACGTATACCTTAATAGCCTTTTACTAGCAGCTTCTTGTAGTCAGGGTCTGATAGCTTCTTGCGGATGTATCCTGCGTACTCGTGTGTGCCTATCGCAGCGCCACACTCGCGGGACCATTGCTCTGCAATCACTAAGGGGATAGAGCCAACCCATCGCGCCTTGGCATCGCCGTGCATCGAAGGGACGTGGTCTTTTAGATCATGAATCTCTTTTAGGATTCCGCTTACGTCTTGGCTTCGGACTACCTGTATCTTGTTGTCCTCCTCTGTTATCTTCTCTTTTACTGACATCTTTTACCGCCTCAAAGAATCCTGTTTCTATCGCCGTCTTAGCCATCTCGGCAGAGACATCAATAACATCACCCGCCTGGTAGCGAGCTCCATCTAGCCACGGTTGGCGTGTGCTAGTGCATAGTATTTTGGTCATTTTATTTCTTCTTTGACTTAGCGCCACTACACTTCCACCGCTTTCGGCTGAGGTTGTTTGGCGTGTTGGGGTCGTTCTGTTTTTCTTTAGATAGTCGCTTCTTGATCCCTAGAGATCGAGCGCAGTATGAGTCGCCCTTGCTCGTGCCAGGCTTTACTCGTGGCCCACCATCCTTAGCCTTGCCGGCCTGCCCGTAGGAGACCTTCTTGCCCGAGGACGTGACCTTAACTTTGGCCTTACCCTTTCTTGGTGTTGCCATGCTTACCTCATAGAAAAGGCCGAGACCCCCGAAGGAATCCCGGCCTATCCGACTTAGCTCACGTCAGCGATAACGCCGTGTGCTGCTTCGTTGTCTACCTGGAGACCGAACTCAACAGAGATCAGACGACGCTCGGCATGGCCGGTACGCGCTAGAGGCTTCTGTGAAGTAGGCTTGAGGTATGCTACTCGTGCGTAGTTAGGGTCTAGGACCAGAACGTCGCGTGAGCGGCTGAAGCGTGAAGGAACGATCTGAAGCTCACCGAAGTCTGAAATGTAGACGTCGATAGCAGCGTTCAGCTTGCTGTCTTCTGCTTCTTTGAAGCGAGTCGCGTTGCCAGTGAAGGCAGAGATAGTCTGCTTCTGTGAAGGGCCACAGATTACGACTGAAGGCTCAGCGCCTTGTGTCCAACAATCAGCGATAACGCCCTTGAGAAGAGTCTCAGTGATTGCGCGCTGTGTACCGTCAGTTGCCGCAGCATCAACGTAGCCTGAATCGCCAGAACCTGAAGTAGTACCGTCGGCACCACCAGTTCCACGGCTAGCGTTAGTGCGGAGGTATGCAGGGAGACCCGCAGAGGAGCGAGCTGTGCCAGAAGCACCGGCTGAGCCTGCTACGTTGTCGCAAAGCATAGTTTCCATGTCACGCTTGAGCTCTTTGAGCTTGTAAGCGATCTGCTTGGCAGTAGTCTGTGCATCGCCTGCGCCGTTTACAGCGTTGGCAGTGTCAGATACTTCTACAACCTTGTCAGAGATCTGCGTGTAGTTACCCTGACGCACAGCGTTAGTCGGTGCATCGTTGCCGGGTGCAGACTCACCTTCGATGACACGGTTAGCGTTGCTAGCTGCTGCTAGAGACACTACGCCCCACTCGAAGTAAGTGTTGTCCACGTTGCGACGGCCAATAGCAGACATCACAGGTGTGTCGGTTGGAGAGATAGAGATCATCGCATCTTGCAGATCTTCTTTGATGGTCGAGACGTCATAAGTCTCGTTAGTGTTAGCTGTTACGCCCATAATAGTTCACCTAAAGTAGTTAGCTTAATAAAAATTTGGCCACATCATCGATGCTGCCGGTCTTTTTCATCCGAGCTTGAGCGTTCTGTCGTTGCTTGGCTTGGCTAGTCCTACCGGTTTTCTTCGTGCCTGGTTTAACCACTGGACGTGCATTGCTAGCCTTCTGCGTTGCCTTCGACTTACCCTCAACGAGTTGGTCGTACTTCATGGCCTTTTGCAGAACTAGAATCGCCCTGTGATCCATAACCTCTGATAGCTCTGACTCGGAATATCCGATCTTGCTACCAAACTGCACTAAGTCTTCCTTGAGCTTAGATGCCGATTTGGCGTCACTAAACTCTGGTATCGCTTGCGCTAGCCGCTGCATCTCACCTTGGAGATACTGCTGCTGTGCTATCTGCATTTGCTGATTCTGTGACTCGGTCACCTGTTGAATCTGCTGCTGCTGAATCTGGTAATTCTGTAGAGCCTCGTCATAAGATAGCTTTGCCTCCATGTAGCCGATGGGATCGTTGTTAAACAATTCCCGTGACGGCGGCACTGGCGGTGGAGCTAGCTGACCAGACTGCGCCTGATTCAATAGCTGTGACAGTTGCTGTCGCTCATTCAAGAGAGCTTGATAAACACCCTCGGCTTCTTTCTTCGCCTCGGCTGCCTCCTGCATCCCTTTCTGGATGTAAGCTTGGCCACTGAAGGATCGCTTGAGGTCATCTAGGGTTACTTCACGTTCCTCGCCATCTACTTTGACGGTGTAAAGTTCCTGTTGACCGGCGTCCTCAGCCTCTTCTGCTTCATCCTCACCTTGATCATCTGACTCTTCCGGGTCATCCCCTTCGTCAGTCGTATCATCAAGGTCCTCTCCATCATCCTCTGGCTCTGCTTCGGCAGACTCCTCTTCAGGGTTGTCTAGCAGGTCCTCGTCTGTTGGATTTTCTTCACCTTCGTTGCCCATAATTAGGCTGTCTGCGACGGAGTCTATGCTGCCGTCCATATCAGTCGTATCCACGGTCCTGATTCCTTACGTTACTTGCGTTTGTCGAAGACTTTCTCGTCCGTTATAGCGGATTGGAGTCGGGCCTCGATCTTGCTTAATGCACTCACTATGGAGTGCGCTTCTTCCCTGGACTCCGAGTCCGAAGACCCAGAGTTCAGAAAGACGTTGATCTGCTCTTGCTTCAATTCGTCCATGACGGTCTTGAAGTTGTCGTCCGCTAGTAAGGCGCGGGCTCGAGCAGCTCGTTGTTTAATATCCAATTATACACCCCTTGGTGCGCTTTGGAGCGCCTTGATCTTGGCTGTTTCGACGTTAGTCTCATACTTGCCGTAGATCTCTGCTGCCTTAACCATAAGGTCCTGGTCCATCTTATCACGCTCCAGGTCATCCTTCGCAGCAGCCTTAGCCATATCCATCTGCATCTTCGCTGCGTCAGACTGCATCTTAGCCTGAGCCTTCATCTGCTCTGCTTCGAGGTAGGCTTGGTTAGGATCTTTTTGCTGCTCTGCTAGAGCTCGCTGTGACTGCTCGGCCATTGCCTGTAGGGCTGCCTCAGTCTGAGGGTCCATAGGAGCAAAGTAGCGGTCTGCGTTGCGAACGCCAGACATGGACAGGATGTCGCCCAGTGAGTTGCGAATCTGCGTCATGGTCACTAGACCGTTCTGCGGGCCGTAAGTCTGGTACATCTGGATCTGGTACTGTAGCGCCTGGTTAAGCGCCGCGATCTTAGTCTCGTCCTTACCAGTGCCCAGGCCGACGTTGATAGACACGTCCATCGCTGAGTTCCACACCCTAGGGTCAATGGGGATGAACTTGCCATTCAGGCGCATCATCTCTTCGTCTGTAGTGTTCTTAATCATCAGGTCTAGCATGAGCTTGAACATGCGACGCATACCGCCCTCAGCGAAGTTACGCGCAATAACCTCTACCTGCCCGGCACCTGCTTGCATAGTAGTCGCTACGGCCGTCGCTGTGGCGTTCTGTAGAGCGTCTGGGTCTAGGCCTAGTGATGCCCTAGATACGCCTGTTTTCTGCTCTGTCTGGTCGTCCAGGTACTGCATAGCGGGCAGGGTGCTACCGGCCACGAAGGGCACGGAGAGGTCCTGTATAGCGCCCATCTGCTTAACACGGACAATCGCACCGATCTCGTTGTTGAGAACGTCGTCCATGTTAGCTAGGTCTTCGATGACCTGCTGTCGTGGGTTGTTAGTCAGTGCGACGTTGTCTAGCATGCCGCGAAGCATTGACGTAGATGCGTCCTGGTCGTTCATGATCAGGTCGGCAATAGAGCGGCCGTAGAAGGCATGTGGCTCAGGGTCGCACTCAAACACCGCAAAGGGCACGTCGTCACAGGGCATAAGGTCTAGAAGCTTGTAGCCACTGCCGCCCATGGTGAACTTGTGCAGGAGAGGTACGCCAGTGCCGTCCACGTCAACGCGCATGTAGGCCTCAGTGATGAGCACTACCTTCATTGACGGGTCGTTGTAGTCTTCCTCTGCGCGGTCACGCGAGTAGCCACGGCGAGCAAAGTCTTCCTCATCTACCAGGCTGTCAGTCTCTGAGATGCCTGAGAGCTCTGAAATTTCGTCAAAGTCATAGCCCATAGCTACCACGTCGGCCACGCGCATCTCTGTGCGGTGAGCGACTACATAGGCGTCCTCGATGCTGCGAGCGTTGCGGTCCACGAAGAACTCTTCTGGAGGAACAGACTCGACACAGAGCTTGCCGTCGTACTTGGTCACAATGATCTTGAGGTCGTGCTTGCGGCTCTCGACCTGCATGCCCATCGCGTCCATCTCAATCTCAATGGCCTCGGTGTGCTCAATAACCTCTACATTATCCTCGTTGACTATAAGGGCGAACTCTTCATCGCTGAGGTTAGTGTAGGTATAGGTCTCGCCGGTCTGGTAGTCCTCCCAGTACACCTTAACCACGCCATTCTTCTTAACTAGAGCGTCGTGGAATGCGTCATTAAGGACCTTGTATCCGTTAATCTCACCGAACTTCCAGTGCATGTAGGAGGTTGCCTGCTCGGCTCCTGCTACGTCCTCTGGGCCGCGAGGGACGAACTCTACCGGGCGCTCAGTAGACAGGAACACACGCATGAGGCTTGGCTTGATGCCACGGATAGAGTCGCGGACCTTGGTAGCTACTACCTTAGACCGTCCATCCTCATAGCCTAGGTCAGTCTCGCCGTCGAAGTAACGCTGAGCCTTAACTCGGTCTGGCGCTATCTCGCTCTCAACGAAGTCTACTGCGTCAGTTACAGCCGTAGCTACAATGGTTTCGATTTCGTCGTCTGTGAGTTGCTTTGGCTTCATTGATTACCGCCTGTAATTTGATCCAACAGTCCTACGCTTTGCTGTGTTGTTGCTCGACGAGCAGCAGGGGCCGCCTGAGCTAGTCTGCGAGAGATCATGTCCATCAAACGATCTAGCGCGTCCTGGTTGGTCAGAGCATCCATAACAAGAGATGGATTATCTGAATACACAACATCAACCACAGCCATCCGCTCTGCATCGCTTAGTCCTGGCGCTTCTTTGCTTACAAATCTACTCAGCATGCCCATTATAGCCCGAGGGTCTAGGTTTATCGCCCTACCCATCTCGTCTAGCCCAGACTCCATACCGGAAGCCCTTCGCTCCCTTCGTAGAAGCTCTGTAGGCGAGCCCGCTGTGCGAGGAAGCTTAGATGCTATTTCCTGTGATTGGCCGGCGATGTCTAGTTGCCTGACCACCTGCTCTATGTCTTCCTCTGGCAACACTACTCGAAGCAGATCGCCTAGCTGCGTGTCTTCTTTTGCCAAATTGCCTAGAGTCGTTTTAGTCCTTCTAGCTTTGTCTCTAATCGCGCTCATAAAACCTGCCCGATAAGCCTGAAGCTTTTCCGGAGATTTCTGTAGCTCCCGCATCAGAAGGGCGGTCTCGTCTACGTTCTTGTTTAGAGATTTTGCGCCATCCTCAAAAGCCTCGCTCACCCCGCGCCTCATGCTAGCGCCCCGTCTAGCAGATGCCAATTCTGGCGAGAACTCATCTATAGCACCCTTGAGAGCAGCGACGTCTTCTCCAACGGCAGCGCCCATTGTACCTGCGCCCTCTCTGAACTCTCTGCCACTAAGGTCCCTAATCATGCGATAGGCTATCTCAGCGTCCTCTAGGTTAGGCATGCGAGCGAAAGTGATAGCCCCGTCCTCGCCCGTAGCAAGTAACGGAACTAGTTGGCGCCGGCCGTATAGCGTTTGCGCCTGGCTAGCTGCTTCTGGGTATCGCTGATAAACAGATAGGAGCCGATTCGCTAGACCACTACTCACATCGCCAGAAGTCTCAAACACGTCTTTGTAGGCTTGGCTCTCCATCTCTTTTAAGACTTCGTCTGCCTGACGCATTCCCTGGATGACGTTCTCGTCCATGCCCGGCGCTAGCGACTCCCTCATAGCTCCCTGAGCCCGCTGAGCGGTTTCTTGAGCTCGAGCAGTTCCTCGCCTTAGAACCTCAGCGCCAGACTGCCCGCCCTCTACAACATAGTTCTTGAGAACCATAGCAAGAGTTGCGTTGTCGGCCATAATCCTGCCGTCAATGATGTCCTGCACGATTTCGTCAGACGATTTGCCGGTCTGCTCAACGAGACGTGTCAGCTCAGCCTGCACAGCGTTAGATGCGCGATTTCCGAACTTCTCTCTAGCGTAGTCTGCTACGTTGCGGAATATGCCACCGCCGGCTCTGACAGCACCAGTGAGCGCGCTAGGAACAGAGGCCCCGATTAGTGCGCCCTCAGCGGTGTCTGTAGCCTGACCGGCTAGAGTCTCAGCCTCTGAGGTTCCTAGGCCGTAAAGGCCGCCCTCAACAGCGCCAACCTTAGCCACCTCTCTCATAGCGGGAACAGCCTCACGGCTAGACATAGCGCCCCTGAGTTTATTAAAAGCACCGACGCCCAAGTTGGTAGCTAGAGACCCCAGGATCTCCATTGTGATCGCCTTGCCAGGGTTTTCAGCTTTGTACTGTGCTAGCTGTTGGCGTATCTTGTCTCTCTCAACCTCATAGCTAGCGCCGCCAGGGATGATTGACCTGATAGCGGCCTCTATCTCGTCACCGAAGCCAAACGTCATGCCTTGAATGCCAAAGCGGCCCATCTGTGGAGAAGCAGGAGGCCTGGCTACAGAACCAGGGCCCTCTGGGTAGATGTCTTGGCTCTGAGCTGTTCTAGACCGAACACGCTCAAGAATCGCTCTTTGAGCTTCTGTCAATTCTTCTGCCATTAGTTGCCCGCCTGCATGAAATCCCGTTTCTCTTGATTGCTCATCCTTCCCCAATCCTGCAAAGGAACACCTGGAGGAGGAGCCATAGGCAGAGCTTGATACTGCTTAATGAACTGCGAGTAAGTCATGTTGCCGCCAGTGAGCTCTCGTGCAGCCTTAATCAGTTCTACGCGGAGTTTGTCCTTCGCTCTGATCCTGTCCTCAATCTGCTTTCTTAGCTCTGAAGGAGGTAGGCTGAGATCAAGTTCTGTAGCAAG